AATGAAGCCTGCACAGCAAGTACGCCGCCAACAATTTCTTCTGCGTTTAGTGGCTGCCCGGTCTTGCGCTTGATAAGCCGCTCAACCATGTCATCTGCGCCAATGTCGTTAGCTAAACCAATCAGCGCGTCAATGCCTATGGTGCCACGGCGTGCGTCTTCAATGACACCTGCATTGGCTGCCTTAAACTGAGCAAACCACTCAGCCATATCTGCATCACCCATGTTCTCAGATATTGCAGGCAAATTAAGGCTCTTGATGTAATCACCGCCCATAGCTGCGTTGATGTCAGCAACCTCTTCTTCTGGCATTTCTCTAATAAGTAGCTTGCCGCCAACTTCTTGTATCGGCTCATCAGGCAAGCCGGGGATAACTTTCTTTTCAGCTTCGGCAACTTTTTTGCTAACAAACTTGACGCTTTCTTTGAAAAGGCCAGCAACTTGTACGCCCTCAACCTCGCCACTTTCTGCATTAGCTTGGTCAACGCCAGCTACCAATGCCTCAATGACCATAGGGTCTTGCTGTATGCCTGTCTCTGTTTCAACAGGGTCATCAGCCGCAGGGCTGTAATCCATCTCATATTGCTCTTCACGCACAACATCAGACGCAATGGCTTGCGCCTGCTTATCGGTGACAATATCGTCTATCTTCTGATCAAGCTCCTGCATCTGGCTCACTTTCCTGCTTTGATGCTGCTATGCCTGTGATAGCCACTGGCCCTACAATACCATACTTTTCCAATATCTTAATCATATTGTCGTCAAATATAACGTAATTCATCTCAGCATCTTCTGCGTCTACATTTGCACCTCTTGAACCAGCGGCACGGTATTTGATGCCGGGTACGCCTTGTTCGAGCAGTTTTTCAGATATTATTTTGTCACCGCGTCCATATAGTTCGTTTTGCCAATTCTCACTTTCAAACATTTTTTTCAAGTTGTCCAAAATCACAGGCATAGGTCGCCTCATAGCAAAGTCAATTTCTGCCTTTGAGTTTTTCTGACCAACCCTGTTAGTTTCCACCTCATACCCAATCGCCTTTAATGCGTCTTGCACTTTCTTTGGCTGGTCAGCAAATGTGCCTTGATAGTCCAGCATATCTTCTGGCTTTGGCTCAAGGCCGACTTTGTACATTTTGCCTTTTTTATTACCTAATTCAGTAACCGTTGAAGCAATTTCTATTATGGATTTCGGCTCAATAAAGTGATTATATATAGTTTTAAACCTACTTGGCGCACCCTGACCACTAGGTGCTAAACTTTCCACAGCCATGCTCATATCGCGCTTACTGCTAAGACCCTGCCCCAGTTGAGAAAGGACTGTTGTTACATCGTCAGTCAATTCCTCTAAAGTTCCGGGGATACCCATATCTTTAGCACGTTGTGCAATATCTGCTATTTCTGCCCCAAACGCATCTTGAACATCGCTTGTGTAAACGCTATTCAACGGCTTACCGTTGAACACAGGCACAGTCTCATCTAAAAGGCTTATAATACTGCCATCACTAAACTCAAAGGTTTTAAGTGCGCCAGATTGCGTCGTTTCGATTGCATTATCGTCTAGCGTTTGAATGTAAAAATCATAGTCAGGGTCAGAAGAATTTATCTGCAATTCCTTGGTGTCGTTGAGCGCACCTTTATTAAAATTGATATCTAGAGCTAAATTTTCAGCTACATTTTCTGGGTTATCTGGCAAAGATTGAGGTATGCCGCCCCTTCTGCTAATTGTGTCACGATAAAACTTCGCTATGTCCTCGCTGTCAGTAAAATACAGCCCATAGCCGTATGCCTGTGCGCCCTCACCAGTGCCAATCTTTTCTAGCTTAAACTCGTCAAAGTCTGCGCCTGACCCATGAAACGCAATGATGCCGGGTTTCTTTTCTGTGGGTGCGCGAAACTTAGCAACAGCATCACCAGCCGCAGCAATCAACGGGTCAGGGTTGACACCGCTGGTCAGTGTTACGCCGCCTTCTGCCATACGTGCCTTTGCCGCATCGCCAGCACCTTCAACCATGTCACCGGCTTTGGACAATACCTTTGGTGCAGCTTTGACTGCGCCACCATAACCAAAGAAACTGCCAACCGTCATGGCTTCATCTAGCACCTGCATTTGTTGTTCATTATACCCGGCAGCCTCACCTAGCTCCATAACTTTAGACCGCACAGCTTCTCCTGCGCCGCCCTCAAACTGATCAGACAAGCCAGACATAAACGCTTGAAACCGCCCCTCATCTGCGTCTGGGTTTGCAGCACGGTATGCGCCGCGCATCAAACCAATACCAAGGTCGCCAAGCTCTGCTATACCTACAGCAGGGCCAGCAGCTAAGCCAGCAATAGAAGGCACAATCTGTTCTTTTGTCTCCTCAAAAGTCTGCGGCTCCGCTTGGCTCATAGGCGCACGTATAGGCAGTTGCAGGTTCATGCCTGTGGCACCCATGCGTTGTGGGTCATGGTAAACCGGGCCGCTTTTAGACAGCATTAGCGTTTTAATTATTTCATTGCCTAAATCTGTCATTGGTTCCTCAATAGCAACGCAAGGTCATCTTCATATTTGTCAATCAAAAGCTGGTTGTTACTTGACGCAAGCGCATCATTTATCTGCTGAATGGTTGCACCTTGTGGTAAATTTAATTTTCCTCGCACCTCTTCTGCGCGTTGTGTTGCTATACTAATTTGCTGTGGAGTAGCTTTGTTCCTGTTTTCCAAAACAATTCTAATTTCTGCATCAACAAAAGCCACAGGGTCAAAGTCATCAGGTAAGCTTGGCAACAACTTTTTACGCTCTAGTTTTTCTATAACTGAGGCAAGCTCTCTTTCAGCTTCTCGCTGGACTTTGCTTGCGTTAAATAACGGCCTTTCTGGCAAACCTAATTTTAGTCTGGCAATCTTAGCAGCGGCTTTAAATGTATCATCACGCATTGTTCTGACTGAGCCTAAGTAAGATTTAAATGTAGCTAAGCTAATATTTCTGTCAGTCCATGCGTTGATGACCTGCTGCTCTGTTAGCCGCAAGTTAATTTTGTCACGCTCAAGTATAGCAACAATAGAAGCATCGTCTATTGTGTCGCCGCCAGACACAGCCTTTTGTGCTTTTTCGTAACGCTCTGGGTCTGTGTCGCGCAATGTGTTAAGTGAGTTTTGTATGGTTACGTTGTCGTTTTCTAAAAGCGCATCAACCAAGTCAACGTAAGCGGCAGACGCCTTAATTTTATCCTGTGCCTCCTGTTGCCCTAATATTGCATTTTCTGTGGCAATGTCATCTTTTAATGCTTTGTTTGCTGCGGATAAGGCGTCAGACTGCTGTATGCTAGTCATGTTATTTTTCCACAAATCTTTAATGCGTGCATCACGTATGTCGCCAGTTCTTAGCTCCCGCCTATGCGCAACCGGGTCACGCATAACCCAATCAGATATAGCGTCATTCATAGCAAGAGAAACGCGGCTGTCAAATTCGCCTAGCTTTTGCCCAAGGTAGGTTGAACCAAACGGCTTTGCATCGTTTGCAATTTCCGTTCTTAATAGTGAAAGTTTTTGCGCTATGCCAACATAGTCATCTGGATTTGCAGTTATTGTAGACCCAGCGGCAAACACATCATCAATGCTGCTTAAACCTTCTGCCTCATCTACAGGCCCGTAGATTTTGTTGTTGATGCCTAAGTCAGTCTCAGACTGTTCCATTTTTTCTTGTTTAGCAAGCAAGCCTTCTGCATAGGCAAGCACAGAGCTGTTTGCTGATGCTGTAATATTTGCACGGTAGTTGACCGCAGCAGTCGGGCTAATGTCCTGCAATGCCTGACCATATCCATCAATAACGTCTTGCACTTTTGTCTGAAACTCAGTTATAGGCATATCGCCTTGCTCAGCTTGCAGGCGTAACTGTGTCAGCTCATTACGGGTTGCTGTTGTTATCTTTGACTGCGCTGTTTCAATCGCTGCCCTACGTGCCGCCAAACCAAACACAGTTTGCTTGTCACCGGGTATAGTTACCTGTTTCTCTGGGTCTTGCGCAGCGACCTTGATTTGCTCTGGGGTTGGCGCATTAGCCACACCGTACTCTGCACCTTCAATCTGTGCTTCTGTTTTTTTCCGCTCATAAGCAAAGCTAGACATTCGGTCAATAGAGGCACCAAGTGTCCTAAACACTTGTGCTTGTGCGCGACCTGTCTGCGCATAGTTGACAGACGGCACACCGGGGATGCGAACACCTAAAGGTCTATATCTTGGTAACCGTTCTGCCATGCTTCACCTATGCTGAGCCAAGTGTGCTTTGCATATACTGCGCCTCACCAACGCCTGCAACAGCACCCAAAAACGCTGCCTGCATACCTGCTTTGCCTTGTCTTAAATATTCGTTCGCTTGCGCCTCACCAGTAGCTGTGACTATAGTTGCGCCCTCTCTAGCAAGGTAAAACTCCTCTGCGCCTTTTGCCAACGCACCAAAACGTAACGCCATCGCACTACCGCTGAATGGGTCAATATTGCCAGCACCAGCTCTGGCTGTGATGTTAGCCTCTGTTCTAAGTATGTTGTCTAAAACAGCTACACCCTGCTGCTTGTACTTTAACATATCAGACCTAGCTTGTATGCGCGTCTGCGTAGCTTGTGCCGCAAGCCCTTTTGCCTCTGACCGGGCTGCCAGTATCTTTGCACCACCTGATATTGCTGCAAACGCAGCCATCTCCATGCCACTCATTGACCTGCACTCACTTTATATTCTACGCCCAGCACCGTCATCTTTAGCGGCACGGACTGTGTTATTGTCAACTGCCCATCATAACTATAACCCAAAACACCGTTCAATGTCTTGATGCCTGTGTACTCTTCAACGTCATCGTTCAATATGTTTGTGCCAAACTTTCTGAACGGTATTTCTTTATTGTTGATTGACATGGCCTGCGTCTCAAACAGCTCAGCGTTAATCTCAAAGATGCGTTTCTTAAAGCCCTTGAGTGAGCCGCTGGGCAGGTTAGGCTCAACCGGCAGCGTCTTTATAGTCGGCGTAAAGTTAAGACCGACCTGATGGCTAGACGTTGCAGCGTTAGCAAACGTCACAGTGTGTGGTGATGCACCTACTGTCTGTGCAGGCTCAATGATGCCGTCACGTATTATCTGCACTTGTGCAGCTTGCAGGTGCGTCACATTGACAGATGACGCCGCGCCGCCTGTTAGTGCGCAATCTAAGAATACATCAGGGTCAAACACCTCAACGTAATAAACATCAGCACTGTTGACGGTGCGCTTCACAATTACATAAATGTCGTCAACATCAACGCCAATGTTTAAGAACGTGCCGTCTGTTGTCCACTCACAAGGTGCAATCACGTTCTGACTTCGTAACAATGTGTAACAAGCAATAGACCCGTCATCATCGTTGACAATCATAAGTCGGTCACCTTCATCAGTAGATGTGGCAACACGCACTGCCATCTCACCCGGTGACTTCAGCAAGTGCGATGACAGCAAGCTGATCTTGCTAGATGTGTACGCCTGCACAGTATCGCTAAACACAAACTCTTGCAGTGCCTTACCCTGCCGCTGGATAAACAGCGTTGAGCCGTCCACGTTCTGCACACGCACACCTGCCTTAATACCAAAAGCAGTCTGCGCCTTTACAATAAGGTTAGCTGGGGTGATAGGGTCATCCAGCGTTTGCGGCACATAAAACTCACCACCAGTGGTGAATATCTGAAGATGCCGCCCGGAGTACATATCGACAATCGCATTGAATGTTCCTGTGTCTAGGGTTGCCTCAACCGCTGCATCGTCTAAAGCTTCGCCGGGGTCAAAGTTAAAAAAGTCTGACACACGAGAGCCAAAGATGGTAGACGGTCTGCTCTTAGTGCCGCCAAAATACAACCGGCCCTCATGGAAGGTAACGCTACGCGGATAGCCACGGGTTGACGACCAAACGTCTTCATAGCCTTCCTCAAGCTCCCAATCAGCATCATCAATGTTGCTGTTATCAAACAACGGCACTTCTGCAAAACACTCTAGCTTTGCATCAGTTACTTTACGCACAACACGCAAACGCCCAAAAGGTGTTACATTTATATATTGCCCAACATAACTGCCAGATGCCGCTGCGCCTGATGTAAAAATGTTTGCATCAGAACCGCTGTGCTTTGCAGTTACGGTGATGTTGCCAGATGTGCCGCTAGGCTCAAGGTGGTCGTGCGGCACGGCGGTATTGAAGCTACTGCCCGTTGTAACGGTCAGCGTGTATGCGTATTTAGGCACATAAGAAAAAGTCAGTGTGCTGGCTGTCCAAGTGCTGTCACTTGCGCCGCGCACAATCTTTAATGGTGCCAAGTCCGGGTGCGCCACAATAACTGTGTCGGCTGACTGTATCCAGTTCATCTCAGGAATAATGGCAGCGGTCAATGCGCTGACAGCTAAAAAGTCGTTGCCTGATGAGTTTATGTTTGTGACCAGTGCTTGGTTTTTAAAGACGTACATCTTGCCGGGTGTAAACACCAGCATGTAGCTGTCGGTCACGCTAAACTCAAACGCAACCATGCGCACAGCGTTAGCTGCGCCACTGTCTAGCGCGGCAACGTACTTAGTGCCGTCACGGCGTTTTGCCCCGCCTTGTGGTTGGATGCTGACGTTGCGTGCTGTAGTTAGCCCGGACTTATACTGTGATATGTCAGTACGCGCACGCAGCTTTGGGTCTAACTCGCCGCTAGTAAAGTCATTCTGTATCTGAATGATACGCGACATGTCAGAACCTTATATCTGTAATCGGGAACTCTTGAATGGATTGCGGTGGCTGGTCAGCACCGTCAATGTTTATCGCCACGCGCACCAGACCGCCGCGCATGTTCTCACCCGGCGTGCCGTATGCTTTGCCGTGGAAATAGTCAGCCTTAGTAATCTGGTCAGTGATTGGCTCAGCAAACTCAGCCGCCAACGCGGTTTTGAGGAGCCGCACGAAATAGGGCGGGAACTCTGCTGGCTCTGGGCGATATTGATGATCAATCCAAACATTTTCTAAGTTCGTAAACAGCCCACCAGAATAAATCTCAAAGTCACGCACCGGGCGTGCGCCTACCGCATCAGTATCAAAAACAGCCTTTGGATTACCCAGCATGTCACCGGGGAGCTGGTACTTGTAACGCCACTCATTTGTAGGCGCATCAGCAAGGCGTGCCAGCTTCTTTTTGCGCAGTGTCCAGCTATACGGGTACTGCATCAGTATGGTGTCACGCACATCATCGTAGAGGCGGTCTGCCACCTGCGCTTCGTCTGTGCCATCACCAAAGCTAGAAAGAGGAGCCGCACCCAGCATGATGAGTGCGTCTGAACAGATAGACAGTTTGGTATCACCCGCCGCCATGTGCGTCTCCTAAATTGTAGCGGGGCGGTTACCCGCCCCACTTGGATTAGTCGCTATCTGTGACCGCACCAATTACAGTGCCGTCAGAAATATCAACAACGCCTGACGCATTTGACACAACAATGTGCATAGTCACAGTGCGGGTGCCGCCTGTTGAACCATGAACAATAATCATGTCGCCAACACTCAGTGTGTCTGACAGGTCATTAAAATAACCTGACGCATCCACAGCGGTGTGTGCTTCAGTTGTGGTGTAGCAGTACAGGGCTGGTGTGTTACCTGCCTTGGCCTGTCCACCGATTGGTGTGAAATCAGCTAGTACAAAAGCCATCGTTCAGTCTCCTTATTCTGTCGCTGAGATTTTCACGATCCCATCATCATCAATGGCAACCGCACCAGCGGAGAACATTGAGGACACAAGGAACGAGGTCTTCTCAGGAACGTAGTTAATTTCAGAACGCTGGTTCATGCCGATGCCCATGCCGACTGCATCGCGGTGGAACGCAAAACATGTGCGAGTTGATGGCAGTGGCAAGCCACCTTCATCACGGTCACCAAGGGTAATGAATTTAAAGCCCAAGAAGGTGTCAATCTCACCAGTTGATAAGCTTTTTATGGTGGAGAAATCACTTGAGGTGAGTTCAGTCTCATCAAGCAACGCACTCAAACCATTAGCATGAATAATCATGCAACGACCTTCTGCTGGCACGTTCTTTGTGTCCAGAGCCTTCTTAGCTGCAAGCAGCTTTGCAAGGTTCATGTTTGTGCCTGAGCCACCTACTGATGTGGCAACAGTTGATGGT